TATCATGCCTCTAGCTATAGTAGAGCATAATTCGTATTCTTCTGTTGTCATTCTGGATTGACTATCCATAATTATACCACAAGTAAATCCTTTTTGCCATGGTGTAATAATAACTTTAACAGAATTAATTACATTAACTTTATTTTTTTTATTTGTCATTCCAATACCTATCATGATTTTCATTATTATATTCTAATACTTTATGTTCAAAGCCTCTCTTCATACTTTTTCTACCAAACTCATCTGCATCTTTTTCTTTATCAAAGATAGTGTTAGTAAATAATTTATAATCATTTTCTTTTTTACTTTTAAATACTAAAAAATATAAATGCATAACCTAGAGTTAATGATGACTAGACCCCTCAAACTAATCACCATTAAACTCTTTTGTCTCCTTGTAAAAAGGAAATCTATAATTTTGTTTTTCATTTATTTATATTTTCCCATACCTTTATAGCTGCAGCCTTAATATTATTATCCCAATAGAAAGGGCTAGGATCAGTATTCAAAGGTGTTATCTTTATAGCTTTTTCTATATCATTATCACACATATCAATATAATTTTCTAATGATTTAAAATCTCTAGCTAATTCTTTATACCCATTTTTTATATCTTGTTTTGTAAGATCATACCATAAAGTTTTTTTAGGTGAGCAATACAGTAAAGATATTGGTTTATCATGTAGCACAGAATATAAAGCCTGCTGCCTAAGATGATCTATCTTAGGTTTCTTAGGCAATCTAAGTGTTGACTTTAAATCAACTATTAAATTTTCATATTCAAAGTCAGTAAACAATCTAACTGGATGTTTAAGACCTTCAATATTTTCTACCTTTTCTTTTTGATAACTAATTATATTTCTTAATTGTCTTTCATATAATTTTTCTTCAAACATCTTAGCTATGTTTATAGAATTATACAACTCTTCTTCTGCATTAAAAAAATTATTTTTTTTAAATCTATGAGTAAGTAACTTTTCAAAATGTTTATCATTCTTTTGAGACATACCTCTTTTTATTTTGTAGTACGCACCAAACTCTGCAAGATTACCTCTAACCATTGCAGGACTACTAGATACTCTTAAACCTAATCCGTAGTGAACAAGCCACTCACTCGGATTATGTTTAAACTTGTTAATAGAACTAAAGCTATGTTTAAAGTCTGACTTGATTATATTTTTTAATTCCATTTAATACCTAGTAGTTTGATTTATTATGCTGATAATACTTCTTCTGGGTCTAACTCTTTGACAACTTTAGCGTCAATAGTATCACTAGAATTAGTTGATTTAGATTTAGCTGAGTTATATAAATCTATAACTTCTTTATTTTCTATCTCAATAGATTCTTGAAACAGCTTTATTGTTTCCATATTATCATCGGATAATTGTAGGTTAGCATCTGAGTTTACAACTATATCTGGAGTATAATAAACATTACCACCTTTCTTTTGTCTTTTAGTATTTAAAGATAAAGTACAATTAAACATAAGTTTTTTTCTTTTGTTAAGAAGATCTAAAGCAGAACTAACTGGTGAAAAAGCTGTACCTGTAACTCTATACAATACAGGAAGATCTTTTATTGATACAGTTTCCCCTTTAGAATTGACACCCTTATCAAAACTTAATAAACCATAGACTAACTTATAACATCTAATAGTCCTTTGCTCCTCTAATTGTTCTGGAGTTAAACTTGATCTTTCTTTAAATGGTATCTTACCACACTTAGTACCACCTAAGATATCTATAGCTTCTTCTCTCCAACTTTTAAAAATTATAGACCTGTTTACATATTCACTTTTGACAGCATCATAGTGCATGTATTGCATCGCACTTATAAATGGTCTAAAGGTTACAGGTTTAGAATATACATTCTGTCCTGTACTAGAATCGTATGTATAAAAATGACCTACTGGTAATTGATTACCATCATCATCTTCTGGGCTACGATTTATAGCTAATCTAGGTATGTTAACACCCATGCTAGACCCATCATCCTGTCCTATAGCTTGCATTATTTGCTCATTAGACATTCCTTTTACTATTATATTATTATCAGACATTTGTCCTCCTTATTTTAGTTTGCGTGTATATCATATTTATACTAAAATACCAGTGGTTATTTTGACGCATTGTAAAGTATTTTAATTATTAAGTATGAAACATATATTATAGACATTACAAATAATATATTATTTAACATATAAGTGTATCTCCATTTATTATTTTTATTTCTAATCCATCAGCCTTTGCAAAGTATTCCCACTCTGACAAAAACTCATGCTTCTCATTTATGTACAATGTTGTAGGCTCTATTACACATTGGTCTTTTAACTGTGTGTATTCTAGATATGCAGAATACTCTTCATCAGAATAATCATCTAAAGTATCTAATGCGTCTATGTCCTTACTCATTTTATGTCCTCCATTTGTAGCCAGTTGATACCGATCTTTGATTCGGTATCTAGGGGTACGTTAAAGTTAATATTGTAATACGTTTTGAGGGATGGTATTACATCTGATGTGCCCTGTTTAAATATTTTACTCATCACATCTTCTTCTCCAGGATAAACATCTGCCACGATAGAATCGTGAACTGTATTTACAAGCAAACTTTTTACTCCTTTCTCTTGCATAATTTTATATATATTTATGCATGCTATTGGTACAATATCTGCTGTTGCAAAACCTTGTACAGGATAATTTTTTATCTGAGTACCATAAGTAGATCCACCCCAAGGAGTTCTTTCTGCATACGGAAAAGCATATTCTCTACCAGTTGGTAGTTTAATTCTTTTATAGCGTATTGCCTCACTCTGTAATTTTTCATGCCATGCTTTTATATCTTTATATTTTTCTAAAAATTTAGTATAGTATCTTTTCTCATCCTCAGTACCAGTTACACCCCCATACAAAGGCTTAAACGTATGTGCTTTTGCATCCTGTCTAGATACTCCTATAATATCTGCAGTGTATTGGTGTACATCTATATTATTTTTTATATCTTCCATACCTTGTTTATCTTGTGCAAGATATACTGCAGTTCTAAATTCTAATTGTGCAAAATCTATCTCTAGTATCTTACCCCCTTCAAATCTAGAGGTAACAACTTTACGAATAGGAAATGTTCTACCCCTAGGTTGATTTTGAAAGTTAGGATCACGGCTAGATAATCTACCAGTTGCAGTTATGGCCTGCATAAATTTAGGATGTAGAAAACCTTTTTCATTTGTAAAGTTTTTTAATCCTTCTACAAATGTATTTAGATATGTATCTACTGCATTGTGTCTTACAATTGCATCTATAAATTCTTTGAACTCACCCTCTGCTTCTGAGGCTATCTTACTCAAAGTAATTCTATCAGTTCTAAATCCAGACTCTGCTATATCATATACACTTCTAGGTCTTTGTCTAAACCCAGCAACTTTTGCCATTGGTGTATAAATATATCCTTCGCCATCACAATCAGAACACTTAGTATAATTTTTAAATGGGCTACCATCTTTTTTTATTCTTTTGATAACACCCTTACCATGACAAGCTATGCATTGCTCTGCTACAGTTCTATGTATTACCTCTGTATTATCTGCAACTAAATTTCTAAATTGTTGTCTAGAATAGTTAGGTCTTCTCTTACTCTTACCTGTACTTTTATCTATACCAACATTAAATATCTTAGCCCATTGTTTTTTATCTTTAGGTTTCATAGAATAAATTAGCCAAGCTAATTGTTCTGGACTAGATAAATTAATTTTAGTATCACCCATTTGTCTGTAAACAATTTTATCTATCTTTTGTTTTAGATATGCAAACTCTGCTCTAAATTCTTTTTCAACTCTATCTAATTCATTTAAGTCTACGTTAATACCATTACGTTCCATGTTAGATAATACAACTAAAAATTCATTCATCATCTTAACTGTCATAAGTAATTCTTTATTCTTTTCGGATCTAAAATCAGCCATCTGAGAATCAAATAGACTTCTAGTTATTTTAACATCTATTCTACCATATTCTTCTACAATATCTTTTGGAATATTCTCAAAAGATATACCCCTGTCCATGTACTCTTTTACGCTATTATCTTTAGATCCTATCTTTCTTCTACGGCAACACATCTCAAGTGTTAAACTTTTTCTAACACCTCTATTTAATATGTACTCACCTAACATAGTATCATAAACTCTGCCATTATATTTAAATCCAGATTCTAATAACCACATTAAATCAAATTTAATATTATGACCTACTAATAAAGTTGTTTTATTTAAAGTATCTTGTATCTTAACTGCACAACCTCTATCTATTCTCTCACTATGGTTTGTAAAATAATACTCGTCACCATATTTAGAATCTAAACCTACACTAACTAATATATTATCTGGATGAAAAGGTGAGGGGTCATACCCACCATTCTCATTTTTTTGCCAAGATGTCTCTACGTCTACTGTTGTTATCATTTTCCCTTCTTTCCATCAGATGGTTGCTGTGATATTTCTAACAATATCTTCCAACAAGATCTAGGTTGGAATCCACAACTATCAAATATTTTACAAGCGTTATTAGCACTCTCTGCATTTACATAAAGAGTTACATCTGTAACTATATTATGAAACATGTAAACAGATTTATCTCTGTACTTTTCTTTTTTCTTATACTTCATATCTACTTATACCTCTCCTAATGGTACACACAGGCTCGCCATGATAACCATTTATTTTATTTTTACTTACACATAATGTTCTTATCTTATTTTCTAAATCACTATTAGCATTTCTACCTATGCCAATAATCAAATCTGCTTCAGCGGCTTTACCAGTTTTAGAGTTTTCCATTTGATCAAATGATATACTGTTTCTATTGTGTGCATCAGCTGACGCTTGAGATATTGCAATAACTGCACACTCTCTACGTTTAGCTATCTCTCTAACACTTGTATAAATTTGCCTTAATTTTTCATCTGTTCTAGCATATGTTCCACTAACATTTATCTTATCTAACTGATCTATCACAATTATATCTGGTTTATTTTTTTCACAGTGTGCATCTATATCTTCTATAGACCAATCAACTGTAT